ATTCAATGATTTGCTCTTCGGTAAATTCGACCGCCGTATTTGCTTTTTTTAGATTAGGATTACCAAGATACTGTTCACTCATAATAAAAACCTAATTCAACATTTCCAACGTCTACGTGCTTTGCAGATTTTCTTATCTGGGGTCTTAGAGCAATCGATGTTGTGCATCTTTCTCTGACCATTAGATCTTGAGCAGAAAGACTTACGTCTCTTTGCATCCTTGCTTCCTTTCTTAACTTTACCAGTTACAGCAGTTTTCAGTTTGGAACCTGGGTTCTCACGCTTATAAGCATTCACCGCTTTTTGGGACATACCATCGGTTTTGTCCTTACGGTTTGCTTTCTGCCAATCTTCTTTCACATCTTGCTTACCATAGGTTTCGCAAGGATCTTTACCACATCCACAATTCTTTTTCTTTTTTTCTTGAAGATCTAATTCAGATCTCCAATCAGAAACTTGATCAGCGATGGGAAGTTTTTTCTTGTAGGTTTCTTTAGGGTAAGATTCTCCAGCAACGGGATCTCTATGTGGTGCAGTTCCTCTTTTATAAGTTTCACCACGAGAATACTTTCCTTCAGAAACTTCAAACTCTTCTTTTCTGGTTTTCTTTTTCTTGACGCAGTTTGGATATCTCTTACCAAACATCGTCTTCATACCCTTCTTCTCATAACCCTTCCAGCACTTCTCATCGAGTTGAGTTCCCTCATCAAGTTCATCAGCACACTTGGCAACCGCTTTGGATTGCTTTGCGTGCATTGCAGATGCTTTCTTGAGTTGTCCTGAAATTTCTTTCAAGCGATCTTTTTTGGACTTTGCCTCAAGCATATCACTTCCGAGACCTTGAGTTGGTTGAAGTGGTTCTGCTTTGATGATGTCTACAGACTCATATTCAGTTGCCTGAAAGTCATCTCTCCAGTTGGAAAGATCATAACTTTCATTCTTCTTCTTTGATTTGTTACCCCAGTTCTTAGCACCAACTTTGCGGCACTTGACTAATGCACCAGATGCATATGCACTTGGCCAAACAGAATAACGTGACTTGACCTTATGATAGCAAGC